GGACCATACGTTGATTTTGATAGACTTGGTGCCGATTTGTGTATAACTTTTGCCATATTTATATTGTTAATTTTAGCATCTCATTATGTGTTATCTTTTTGGATAGATGATAATGTATTATAGTATTCATGGAATCTTTACTGAGATAGCATATTAAAGATTCGAATAACTTCTCATCGTACATACATAGCGGCTTACCACATATCGTCAATCGTTCAGTATAGAATAGTAATAGCTCGCCCTTAATTAAGAGATTATTAATCTCTCCTAACCTCACCATCCCATCATATTTCCAAAGTGTTAGACTTGGTAGTATTTGAATGCCTTCATAATGTATAATTGTATCTTTCATTATTCGCAGTGTTCGTGATTACATTTGTGTTTATGTCTGCATTTATAAGATGCCCATATAGTTGGTAATAAACAACAAAATATATGGTATTTAAACCCATACAATATTATGAATGCAAGCCAACCCCATTTTAAACTATCTAATCTTAGATTAAAGTATAATGATACTAAATATTCGATTAACTCAAGTGATATAAATGATAATATAAATATAATTAAAAACTTAAAAATGGATTTCCAATTTTTCATAATTAATATATACTAAAATAGATATTAAGTTTAAACATGAAATATATTAGTAAGTTTTTTGAGGCCAAAGAGGAAGATGATATACAATATCAAGAAATTGAATCTATATTCTATCAATATGTTGATGATGAGGTTTGTGATATTTTTAATGATAATGCGAGTATAATTCGTGTTGTTATATACAAAGATGATATCAATTCATCCGCCAATGATTTAGCCGAATACGACATACTACTGGACTCAATGATGGAAGATATTAAATACTATAAAAAAATAAGGAACTATTTGACTAGACTCGATATTATGGATTATAAATGGCATATTTCTTATAAAGATAGTTATGTAACAATTGATATTGATAGAGAAAATAAGGAATTAACATTAGCAGATGCTTTTGGTGGAAGTATATCTACAATGAATCATGTATTATCAGGTATAATGAAAAGAGTTATGTTGAGTAAATATAAACTAAAGTTTAATACCCATAGTGAGGGAGAACACAGAACTGGATATAGATCAACCAGAAGTCAAATTAACTTATACTTTGATGAAAAAATACCTGAATATCATCAAGTTATTAAAGATCTTAGAAGCTTGAAGAAGCTTGATAAAATATCCTCATATGGGGGTATACCGAAATATGAAGAGATAGCATCATTTTACACTGTAAAGGTTGATGACTGGTACAATAGCGATAAATCTGTCATAAAAATAGAAATATAAAACATGAAATATATTAAAACCATAAACGAGTTATATAAAAGCACCTATATCAGCGCAGCTGATAAATTTAGAGAACTAGGTGATGAACACGCAGGTAGAGCTAAAGATTTAGAAAATTGGTCAACGAAAGGAAAATCCTCGTTTGAGAATCCAAAATCAAAAGATTTTAAAGAGCACTATTATCCATTCTCACTTCATTGGGGTGGGGGTGTAACAAGAAATGTTAATTATTATGCAACCTTTGCATGGTGCGATGGCGAATCAATTGCAATAAAATTCATGTCAGACTATGGTAAGGAAGCGTTCTTAATGATATCGGAGGTTAGTATAAATAATATAGTGCGTATAGCACTATCTCGTATGTCTAATGGTAAAAGAATTACCGCCTATAAATTTGATACTAGAAAAGAAGCGGTTGAGCTTAAAAAGTTTTTAAGTGAATATTTTACTGATGCGCAAAAAACAAATGTCATTGAGAAAGAAAAAGAAAGAGAAGCCGAAGAAAGAGGTGAAGAATACTTCCCAGAATTTAATGACGTAGAAACAGCATTTTACTTATTAGATCAGTTGAATATAAATACTATGTACACCCCATCAAGTGTTACTCCAAAAACACTAACACCTGAGGAAAAACATAAGTCGGCTCTAAGTAATATTTTCTCAAAACCGACATCTGCTTAATCAAGCACATATTGAACCTCTTCAATTGTAGAGAATATATCCTTATTAATCTTGATTATTCTATCGAAATATTCTTGACTTACTATGGCGTGATGCACTACAAAGATATTAATCTTATAGTTTACTGCAAAGTCTTTCAGTAGATTTAATATATCATCCACCCCTTCTAAATCAATTGAACTGAATATCTCATCCAAGAATAAGATATTAATCTGATGCTTTGTTCTAATTAACATTAGATACGATATAAGTATTGTTAAACTTAATCTTCTATGCTCACCTGTGCTTAAACTATCGTGTTCAATCGTCTCACCTAACTGTTTGATATTAGCAGTAAATGTATCATCTAACTGAACATTAAATGGTAGATTCATCTTCCTAAGATTCTGCATTAAGAAATGGTTAATTGGTTTAACAATGTTTGAGATGATTGTCTTCTTAACACCATCCTCACTGAATACCTTAGATAACTCTTTATAATATAATTCTTTATCTTTACATATCGAAGACACTTCTTGACTGGTTACCCTTTTAGTTTCCAACTCTTCTATTGTTCGTTCAAACTCTTCTATATTAGGACTTGATTTACCCGATTCTCTATCTTTCTGAGTGGTTAGCTTATCAATCTGAGTTTTATAACTTCTAAGTAAATAGGTTATATCAGTGAATGCGGTATTAGTATCATCAGACATCTTTTGTAGCTTTACTTGCCTTTCTTTTATAAGTTTGATATTACTTTCGACTTCCAGTTTAAGTTCTTCCAATTTTCCTTTCTTCTCAGATAGAATGTCCTTAAGGTTATGAAAGTGATCATTATCAAAATCAGTTTGACAAACAGGGCACTTGCCAGAATTATAAAGATTGATATCTTTATCCACGGCTCTAATATCATTCTGAATATTGATAAACTGTTCCTTTTCTCTATCCAGCTCATTCTTAATTTCTTTATCTTTTGCTTTAATTTTATCTACCTTTTCCTTTAACTTCTGATAATCTTCTTTTTTGGAATCCATTTCTAACTTAATTGTTTCTATTTCAGATTGTATATTAAGTTTCTCTTTCTCAATTGCATTACGAATAGACCTTTTAATAGACTCAATTGAATCATCTAATGTGGATATTTCAGAGTCAAACTTTGTTAGTTGTAACTTATTAGCCTTATTAATCTCCTTAAGAATATCATTTAGTATATTGATAACCTCTAAGTTAAATAACTTATCTAATAATAATTGCTTTTCTTCGTTTGATAATGATATAAAGTCCTTAAAATCATTCACACTCATAGATATAAACGACTTAAATGTTTCCATATCCAACCCGATATGAGCTTCTATTTTCTCACTTATATTAGACTTACCTGCTCTATCATTCTCAATACCATTTTCTTGTAGAGTAAGGACATTTGGTGATATACCTCTATTGATAAGAACATCAGTTCCACCAGACATGAAGTCAATTGATACTAACATATCACTACCGTTTATACGGTTGGGAAGTGTTGATAGCGTGGCACTTTTCTTTCTATTACCACGACACTTACCATATAAAGCATAATCAAATGCTGTTATTAAAGAGGAATTATGACTTAAGATACCGTTTGAGTAATACTCCTCACCATCAACCTCAATATCCCATAAATCCTCCTTATTACTATCATTTGATATAGAAATTATTTCCTGTTGACCATTTACCGTATTTACAAAGCTACCCAGTTTCAAGTCTTTTAGAAAAAACCAATCTTCCTTAAATTTAACTCTATGTGATGGTGACCCAACCAATTCAAAATCTTTTGTAAGAATTTTAATTTTTTCGGAATTTGGTGATGTCACCCCAATTGCCTTTATTTTCTTATATCCATTTTGTGTATTAACACTAATACCCTTGTCTATAATAGATATTGAATTATTTAATTCATTTAGCTTTTCTAATGTTATTTTAAACCTCATTTACACTTATTATTTTTTATAAAACTTAAACACTTATTCAGTGTTCCTATTCTATCCTTTTTATATTCAGACTCCCAAATAACTAAAACCTCAAACCCATTCTCCTTTGCTAAATCTATCTTAACCTTATCCCTTTCCCATAGTTCTTTAGCAATAAGGGGCTTACGTTTATAATTAACACAAATATCATCTGGTTGAAAAATTAAAGGATTACCATGATATACATCCCCGTTGAATTCAATTATTTTATTATTTAAGAGGTCGGTGAAATCATATAAAAAGTAATTAGGTATACAATTTATAAAGAACTCACCACCTCTATTATGATATTTTATAAACTGTTGTTCATAATCTAGCAAGCAGCTTACTATACTATCAAACAATTCTAGACTTATGGATGAATAGCCAGATTTCAAATTGCCATTATTTAATAATGAACTCGACCATTTTCGTTGTCTATCTTCCCAAACTTTCAAACCATTTACTGCTCCATATTTTCCTATACATATGTCTAATGAGAATTTGACCTGACTATCAGACTGTTTCTTCTTAGAGTCAGATAAACTGTAGCCTCTGTCTAGCCAATAGTTTATGTTGTTCTTTCTCTTTCTACAGACGCTTAGGTTAAAATCCTTATCACTTTTAAGCTTTTTAATAAATCTCCCACTACTTTCTCTCTGAAATTCCTCCACTTTTAATATCGCCTGATCATCTGAAAATCCATTTTTAATCCAATATTCTTTATTCATCTTTCTCTGTGACTTTATTTGAAAGTCTATTTGTTCTTCATTAAACCCCCTTAATCTCCAGAAGTCACGATTCATTGGTGATGAATTAGGTTTTTTAATAGTCTTTATTCTCTTACTAAGTGACTCCTCCTCAGACCACCCACGACTTGTCCAGTATATGAGTGTTTTTTTACCAAACTTAGGCATGGCTATAATCTTCTTCATCTTATCATTGAATGATTTTGGACCACGATCAAAGTCAAGAACATTTTCTGACAATATCTTTACTTTCATATCAGGATGAAACTCAGATAGATAATCTTCCAACTGTTTTTTATTGATTTCTATATTTGATATACTCTTCATATAACGAATTATTATTTTCCTTTATATATAAAATATACCGGCTTTCCCCATCCATTATTCCCAAAAATTGTACTAATTCCTCTAAATTTAGATTTTCCAGTGGTATATCAACATCTATTTCAGTAGAGGGTGTAACCGACTTACCATTACCATTGTTACCTACTAATAGTATTAGTTCTCCTTTCTCTGTGTTGAGTGTCAATCTTTGTGTTGTATTACCATATGATTTGAAGTTCTTGATGGTTATCTCTCTTATTATCATTCATAGTTTTATTTTTTATTTATAGTCTATAATGTATAATGTGTTTTGATTTTTAATATATAATAAAAAAAGATTATGAGATTCAAAATCGGTGATAAGATTATAAATAATACATTTCTAGTCATGGTTACGACCATGTTAAGAACTATAAACAATTTACATCAGAAAAAGACCTAAGTCTAGAGACAATTGGTAAGTTGCAAACAGTAATTGATATTGATGATGATTCGATAATAACCGACTTTATCTTATCTGATGGTAATAACTATTGGTTTGAAATTGGATCACCATATAGTAGAAGTTGTAAAAAAGTAAAATAACATGAGACATGTAAAAATATTTGAGGAGTTCTCTAAAAAACTATTCGAGGAGATATTTCCCATCGATGCTGAATATTTCGATCGAGATATTAGAGATGAGAATATTAAAGAGATATATTAGAAAAACAACTAAAAAACATATTAGTACAGGCATAACTAATACCTATTATCTTCAAATTACCGAGAACGAATTACCATTTAACATACCTGGATGTATAGATTTCACACAAGAACTTATAAAGAAAATATATGATGCCGCTGAAAAGCTTTACCTAGGACAAACTTGCTAAATATCTCTCCGCATCTAAAGCTGCCATACATCCACTACCTGCTGCTGTAATAGCTTGACGATAGTTTTTATCTGCGGCATCACCTGCTGCAAATACCCCCGGAATATTTGTTTTAGATGAACCTGGTTCGGTTATAATATAACCGACATCATCAAGTTTTATATACTCCTTAAATATATCAGTATTTGGTTTATGTCCAATTGCCATAAAAATACCATCAGCTTTTATTTCAGATGAATTTCCAAAACTATCTATTGTCATAACCCCCGTAACAAACTGACCATCCCCCATTACGGTATCAACATTAACACCCATTATAATTTCAATATTAGATGTCTTTTTAACTCTTTCAACCATTATCTTAGATGCTCGGAAATTACTTCTAACTAACATAGTTACTTTCTTACAGATATTAGATAAGTAATGCGCTTCTTCACAAGCGGAATCACCAGCACCAACAATAATAACTTCTTTACCCTTATAGAAAAAGCCATCACATACCGCACAAGCGGACACCCCTCCACCAACTTTTAAATAATGTTGCTCAGAATTTAAACCTAAATATTTTGCGGATGCACCAGTTGATATAATTACAGTATCACAATGAATTTCTTTCTCATCATCAACCCATACTTTGTGTATATTTCCGGTGAAGTCAACCTTAGTTACCATTCCATATCTAACATCAGTACCAAACTTTTTCGCCTGACTCTCAAACTGTTCCATCATCTCAGGCCCAGTGATGCCGTCGGGATAACCAGGAAAATTTTCTACTTCATTAGTGGTTGTTAACTGACCACCTGGTTGAATACCTTGATAAAGCACAGGATTCATATTTGCTCTAGCGGCGTATATTGCAGCAGTGAACCCAGCGGGACCTGATCCAATTATTAAACATTTTACTTTTTCTATCATGTTTTTTATATTAATATGATAGAAAAAGTTTACACTTCTTTTAACTCAACTTCAACTAAATCATAATCATCAAGTTGTTTATAGGCAGTGTGACCTAGAAATATATTCTTCAAGTCAATCATAGTTGATTCTATACCTAGTAACTCTGGTTTAGCGGATTGAAAAATCTCATATCCGTAGTAAGTGTTACCGTCGGGATCATAATCATGTGGATCTTCGAATACACCAAATATATCAATCTGCTTATGCCTTAATATTTTAAATCTCATTTTATCATTTTATCAATTAGCTTATCCCTCTTTTCTCTCAACCTTCTATTATAGTTTTCCGCTATCTCAGTTTCTGTCAGCTCATCTAATCTAAAAACCTGTGACGGATCCTCATCAATACTTTTCCCATAATTGTGCCATCTTTTATTAATGGTGAATGGATTGTACCTTCTTGCAGGATTGTTTGTCCTCAACAACCCAAACCATCCTATTAGGAAAATAAATACTGATAATAATAATAAAACAATTAGATTACCATATGAGATTTGCAGATGTATATAATAATATTGAAAAGGAGTAAACCCTATACCCATTGCTATTATCAATATATTAATTATCTTAGTTAAGATACATTCGATTCTATTTTTCATATTTTTCATTATTCTTCGTCTAAAAAGCTCAACATTTCATTAATTCTATCATCCCTAAACTTCGTAACGTTCTCAAACAAACGATAGTTATATGAGGAATTTCTACCATTATCATCAATAATAAAAACAATTAAACTACCTGTGCTTAGACTTATATCGTAATTAAGAACATCATATACCTTTGTTAGTGTTAAACCATTCTGTGCTTCAATACACTTAATTTTTTCACCTTTCTCAATAGTCATCACTTTGGTTCTCAGAAGAGAACTTATCTCACGTTCCAACATGCTTATATTCATTCTTTTGAAATCATATTTCAAAGAATTTATTCTTCGAGAAAGTCCTTTTAGTATATCTTTGGTTATAGATAATTCTATACTGGCATTACACTCAAAATTCTTAATCTCATTGTAATAGTAGTTGAAGAAAAACTCATTCTCTAATAGTTTTATATCGTTCTGAATTAGGAAATTGGCAATAGCTAATGTAGTATGTCCAAAGTTATTACTATAATACTTTCTCGATCCTCTTCTACCAGTTGGCTTTGCACCTTTATATGCTTGAAATAACTCACTATCCACAAATGATAAAAATCCTCTCTTAGTCTTTTTCTCTAGGAAAACCTTAACCTTATTATCGAAACAGTTTTCTAACAGTAAAACTTTTAATTGATTCCAAGTCATTGTAGGCTGGATAATTGGCTCACTTGCTGAATCCACCCACTTCATTAGTGTGATATATTCACCTAAGCCTAGGTTACCGGCAGTTGCCTCAATCCTTGATTGCATACTGCTTATTCTTGTACGCTCTTCAAACTCAGTAGCTTTCTTTGCCTTATCTCCTAACTTTCTATACTCTTTAAATATCTCTGGGAATTGCTCGATGGCATTATTTAATTTCTCTAAATTCTTATTAATTATATCGTATGACATAGGCATCAATTTAAACAAAGATAAGTTATTTCCATATAAAAACCAAATGATTGATAAATTGGTTATAAACTCAGATAGTCTAAATGATACCTCAAGCACAAATTACAATAGTTTTCAGAGAAAAATTCTTACAAAGATTATCCACTTACAAAATCAGTATCACGCTAATAACAATATAAGACCAACTGAACTATATGCGTCTATAAAAGTTCTAAGCGTCCTGATAGACACAAATTATTTCACTTACAATACCACTGATAGAAGCGAACTAGTTGGCTACTTGCTTGATATGAGGGTTTATAGACTTGATTGGAATATTAATAATAGAGTTATACTATCATGTGGTAAGAATCTTATTAGAGATAATAAGATAAACATCATATTGGGTATTGAACAAAAAGAATATGAATATGTTTTAGAAGTAGAATCAGACTTTCTCTAATATTCTTATTTTCTCATTTTACATAACACTCCTCTTTAATGCAGTTTAATAAACCATCCATTTGATCACATTTGTAATACTTAGTACTTACTATTTTTACACACATAACGTAATACCAGTCATCAATAGATTTGAATATACTCACTCTTATCTCACCATCTTTTGACCAAGTCCTTCCATATTTCTTAGGTGGCATACTAAAATATCCACACATCTCTTCACCATCAATATCTTTGAAGCCAAACTCTTTTAATATGGAAGTATCCTGACGACTAAAAGAAATAGGTTTAAATGTATATGATACATCATCTCCAATACTACCGGCGATAGCTTCTGAGTTACAAAAGTCAGACGCATCTATTTCTTTATATAAGTCCTTATCTATATCTTCGAATAACTTTATCCATTTCATATGCTTATGCTCATCCTCAGATAACTCTTTATACTCCTCGAAAGTTTTAGCACTTTCATTTAACTCAGTTACTGACTTAATCCATTTCATATACTATATATAAAAAAATAAACTGGAATTATTTATCTGCACACATCTTAACCCAATGTATTTTTTTGGTTATTTTCTTTTAATATATATAATATGAGCACAAAAAAACTAACAATTGATGATTATATAAATAGAGCTAGTATTATACATAATAATTATTATACTTATGATAAGACAATATATCTTAATATAAGAACGCAAATTATTATTACTTGTCCTAAACACGGTGACTTTCTAATAAGACCTGACTTACATATTTCTAATCGAAAGAGTGGATGCAAACTTTGTAACAATGGTGTGATAACAGGAGAAGATTTTATATCAATTGCTAATATTAAGCATAATAATACTTATGATTATTCGCATATAAACTATAAAAATAAGAATGTAAAAATTCATATTTCCTGTAAAAAACATGGACTATTCGAACAATCACCACAAAAACATCTAAATGGACAAGGCTGCCCTAAATGCTGCGGTAAGAATAAGACAACTGAAGAGTTTATAATAGATGCTAGGTATATTCATGGTGACCGCTATGATTACTCCAAGTCAATATACTCAACTGCTAAAAATAAGCTAGATATAATCTGCAACAAGCATGGTATGTTCTCGATAACACCAACATCACATTTATCAGGCTCTGGTTGTAGTAAATGTGGGTTTAATACCTCGTTAGCAGGCGACAAATGGATAGAATCATTTAATAACACAAATATTATACCAGAGCAGGTAATAAAAGTAAATGGTAGAAAGTTTAAGGTCGACGGAATTGATTACACAACAAATACCATATATGAATATTTTGGATCATTTTGGCACGGGAATCCAAATAGAAAGGATATAGTTGGAACTCACCCATTTCTAAATATAACTTATTCTGAATTATATGATAAAACAATAGAAAAAATTAAATTCTTAGAAGAGAATGGGTTCCAACTAATCTATGAATGGGGTAGATAAACTTATATAGTAGTCCACTCATCCATCATAAAACTACCACAAGAACTACCGATTGATTTACCTGGCGGTTCATAATATTCAGTAACTATATTAACATCTTCCAAAACATCCCTAAACTTTCTTATAGTTTCTTTTTCAGCACCTTCATTATGTGATGTTTCTTTTGAATTAAACCTAAGAAACTTGATAGGTATGCTCTTATATTTAAGTAATGATTCTAAGTTTTGTAAGTCTTCATCACTATCATTACAACCTTTAATCATAGTGTAGTGTATCTCCGCAGACTGCTTTGTTATTTCCTTATAGGATTGTAATGCTGCAATAGATGCCTTAATGTTAGTTGTTGATGGCATCATCTCAGTTCTCTGTTCATCATTTGTATAGTGTAATGATAGATGTAACTTTAATGGAATTTTACTTTCAACAACTCTATGTGCAAGCTCAAATAAGTTTTGCCATCTTGCTCTCGGTAGCATTGTAGATAACCCAAATCTTATATTACTATACTCAGACATAAGTAATATAATACTATCATACACTTCCGAAAAGTTTTGTAATGGCTCACCACATCCCATATAGGATATTAATAGAGTTCGATTGTTTTGAATTAGATTAAGATCTGAATAGATATAATTTACTGCTTCTAATATTTCATGCTTACTTAGATTTCGGAATCTAAGCTTACCAATATTATCTGTTAGATGACAGAATGTGCAACCCATGTGACACATTGTTTGACAGCTAACACAGATTATATCTTTACCTGTATAATTATCGATATAAGTGTGTTCGACAATGATGTTATCAGGTGACTTGAAGACATATTTAATTGTTCTGTCTTCATGTGAGTGAACTTTGTTAATTAACTTCATTAGTTTATTCTTTATACAAAAGATATAATGATAAGTTTTCTAATTAAGATACTTTTGTTATTTTTAACTCATAGTGGTATTTACCATCGAACTCTCCAACAAATGTATCTGATAATGCTATTGACCCTCGATGATTTGTTGTGTAATCATCTAGCTCGGCGGACAAATCATATATAGTACCCTCAATAGTATTTTTTATTGTATTAAACGAATCATGTGATTCATTTAATTTATTTTCAAATTTTTTAATGTGTTTCATAGCTATATTTTTTTTTATATTAATTAATGTCAAACTCTTCATCAAGACAATGTAGTACTCCGTCAAACTGATCACACTTATATATCCTTCTACTAAGACCATCTTGTATTCTCTGTACATAAAACCACTCATCCTTAATTTTATATATGTAGGTATCAGATCTATTTCGTCTTACAAACACATTTTCGTCAAAGAATCCAAATCCAAGATCAGATAACTTCTCTCGCTCATACTTAGTGAATGGCACTTCATCTAAGTCAGGTAATATATCCAACCTTGTATAATAGTTATCAAATAATTTTAGGTACTTCATTAAAGTATATATTAAAATTAATTTACACTAAAATTTTTTAATATATAGATGTATGAAGAAATACAGTGAAAGATTTATTAATAATCATGATATACTAAAACATGCCAGATGTGGCATGGAGTTTGAGTTTTTTATGAAAGACTTATCCTACTATAAAACACTGGAATTAATTAACCAATATCTTACTCCAATTCAAGTTCATGGGTTTAATCAATATCACTCTGATTTCAAACCAGATGAAGATAATTTTAAATTAGAACCAGATTTAAGTGGTGGGCAAAACATGGTCGAGCTAATCACAGGTCCACTAAGCTACTTTGATGCAAAATTTTACTTAGTTAAGATATTAAAGTTTATACAAGAACATGGATATACAACTGATAAATCATCGATACACTATAATATATCTTTTAAAGACACTTGTGATAAAGATTTAAATGATTTAAACGCATTGAAACTGATACTCACAACAGATGAAGATGAGATATACCGAGTTTACCCATCAAGAAAGAATAATGTGTATGCTAAGACAGTAAAGAAAATGATACCCTACAAAGAATATGATTTCAATAATATTCCGATTGATATTGTTAAGAATAATCTTAGACTACCAAGTGATAAATACTACGGTATAAACTTTCTACACACAATGAAAGGTAAGTCGGATCAAAGATTAGAATTTAGATATATTGGTGGTAAAGACTATGAAAAGAACCCAGGTGATATTATCTATTTCTTAGATAGATTCATAATTGATGTGTATAACTCAATTGATGTTCCATTTAATAATGATGATATAGTCGAATTAGAGACATACTTGGACGCAAATATCAACACCTTTAAAACATTTTCAAGGTATGATAACTTTATTGTAGAATTTCCAACAATATCAATACAGATTGATCAGAACAATGGCTATGATGTTGTTAATGCGTATTATGATAGAATATATAAAAAACTATTTGAGCTAATAGACTCAAGTGACGATATAAAGGACGGTATTATAAACTTTGTAACTGTTTCACAACGTATGGAAATTATAGATGCAAATATAAAATCAAACTTCGATCTTAAAAACTTTGATTTTATTAACTGCACACTATCTGATGGTATATTTGATTCATGTGACTTAGTTAATAGTAAAGTTGTTAACTCCCAAATAATAAAATCAAAGCTAAACGGATGCGATGTAACTCATTCAAAAGTTTTAAACTGTAATGTTGAAGCATCACAACTAAAAGAATGTTTCTTCATGAATGGATACTTGAATGGTGATATGGAAGGTGGTATATTTCGTAGTGGTAAACTGGGACCTTATGCAAGCATTAGCTCTGATACTAAGATCGTTTCCGAAACAGATAACTTCTTCAATACTAAATTTGATGATGATGATTATGATAAGGGTAAAGATGAGGGTGCTATAAAAGGATTCAAAAAATAAAATAATAAGTATTCTAAGGTTATGGAGCATTTTGTACCTTTTGATAAGTTAATCTTGTGATGTAACATCTCCAAGTTAATAACACTACCAATTATATTTGGTAGAATACCTAATTTAAACCCCTGTGCTATAGAGAATCTATGATCTATATTAAATTCAATTCTTTTTAAGCCTAATGGATTAATTATATGTATATTATTCTTATAACTTTTTTCAGTGTGCTTCCATACTAAAAATTTATATAAATCGTAACCATATTTATACTTAACTGAATTTTTAGTTCGATTATCCATATAACACTTTCTACATCTCTTACCCCTACTCCAATTGTTCCAGTTACATTCATATACATGTTCATTTGTACAAACTAATTTAAGCTTAAACCCAGACCTATGAATTCCACTTAGATACTCCGATTCTGTTGTAATAACTTTATATCCAGCGTCTCTTATAGACCCTTTAATTTTATCCCAGTCAATATAATCCTGTGATAAATGTGACCTACAACTCCTACATAACTGATTAGTGATACTACTCATATTATCACCAAATAATGTATGTGATGTTGTACTATTCAACCCATTGCACCTATCGCATCTATAAATCACTTTACATCCCTTCTTTTTCTCACTTACCAATAAGTCCACCGGAATAATATCATAATGTTGTATTATCTTAACTTTATTTACATTTTTAAATGATGGCTTCCATACAGTTATTATCATTAATTATATATAAAATTTATAATTATTAAAAAAAGAATATTATTATTTTAATATATATGTTTATGATAAAGAAATATTCAACATTTAGGATAGTTAATGAATCTGGTATGCAGAACATTACTAATATAATTAATACACATAAGGAAGAACATGGCAACAACTTTGAAATATTCTTTCACCAAGATCTTGATGGAGTTTGCTCGGCATTAGCAATGAAGAAATATTTACAAGATTATGATCTTGTCTTAGTTGACTCACATATAATCCAATATGGATCAGCAGAATATGTAATTCAGGATAAACAAACTGACTCACTTGCAGCTTTAGTAGATTTTGCACACTCAAAGCCAATGTTTTCAATACACACCGACCACCACACTGGTCAAGCCGGTGTTGAGAAAGGAACGTCCACACACTTCAAACCTTCTAGATCAAATGCTGAGACAATATCTGGTGTAATATCACCAGGTGATATTTTTATATCCACCGATGTTAAGTCAATACAAACTGTTGACTCTGCTAACTTTCTTGAGCAAGGACTAACACCTGATGATATTCAAAATGCAATCTTTTCATACAAAAAAGATAAGTCACCAGAAAGAAATAGACTATTGATGGGATTAGTTGTTAATAGATTATTATTGTCATTAAAGAATAAAAGAATCTCAGTTACAAGTTTAGATGGTAAGAATCATCATATTAATAGAAACCTAATGGAATGTATTGTATTGGATTCTAACCCTAGTTTATATTCTATTTTTAATAATTTAAGACATTATATCAATAATGCTGTTTCACTTGAGTGGGATAGATCCGCAAGAGTTCACAATGCTCCAAAAAAGCTAACTACTCCTGAGGAAATAATGAGAAACCTAAATAAATATATTGGAACAAGACAGAAATACGGTTCTTATGGTAAACATAAAGATATTGAATATGATAAAGACTATAAAATAGTTAGTCAATATGGTATTGGCTATGTCATGGATCCAGGTTCTTATGATAGATATGTTGTATTTAAAAACTTCCCTGATGCGGAATTTGTTTGTACAACATTCCCTATGGGATTAATTCAAGTATCTTGCAACCCTTTCAAAGAAAGAAGAATTAAAGATATTGATATGGGTGCAATAGCTAAAGAAGTTCTAGCACATTATAAAAAGGGCTTAGACTTTATCAGAGTATCAATAGCTGATATTAAGAGGATTAGTGAGAGTGATGTTGATAAAATGGTAAATAGATACGGCACTGATTATCAAGCAGTTGGTTTCAAGTTTAAAGATTTAGAAGCATTTTATAAAGGCAAAGTATATACACTATCTAATAGAAAAGATAGAACATCAACTTTAGTTGTTGATTTAGACACACTGGAAGATGTTAAGGAGTGTATGGATAAGCCATATAACGAGTGGACAAGTGAAGATAAAAATGAAATGAATTGGTATAAAGTATCTCTATGGGATATAATAGAAGCTACAAGTGGCGGGCACAAGGCAATTACTAATATTCAATCACTAAACTTTATGTCTTGTAGAAAAGATATGTTGAAAGCCGCATTTAAAACGGAAGATTACTTAGAAGTAATGAGAAGTATGGCTGCTTTATTTATCAAGATACTAAAATCTAAAATTGATGATAGTAGAGCTGGTAAAAAAGTTACATACAATACTGGTGGAGTGGACTTCAAGGCAGATGTTATTGCTGAGAGCTATGAATATATTATTGTATCAAATGGTAATGAGAATAAGGTAGATAAAGATATTTTCTTAAAACATGACTTTATACACAAACGTGACTTCGTAATCGATAGAGATAACAAGAAGATAATCGGTAAGATTAAGAATGAAAAGCCTAATTAGATGGATGGGCGGTGAAAAATTTTATATATATCCTTAAATTTAACTAAATAATGAGGTTTTTCTGTGTATATGTTCAGGGTCGAAAGAAATTTGATAAGTATGTCAAAGTTAATAGAGTGAAGAATAAATATATTATAGATATAAAGAAAATAATCGAAGAAGAAGAAGTAGATTATACGGTTGAGAAGACCTATCTGAAAATATTAATCTTTAATAAAATTCAGCAAGCTGTTGAGAAAAAGAAAGATATCTATTATATTCCCGACTTTGATAGCGAATTCTCGATAGAAAAACTACTCAATATTAAAAAAATACTCGGAGAGGATAACGAATTCAATACATTGATATTCTTCAATGACTTCAGGCGGGAGCAGAAGATATTAGATGACGTTCTAAGCAACCTCTCAAAATTTAGCAATTCTCAAATAATTAGAGATTATTAATCTATGAGCAAAAAACTCAACACACAACAATTTATAGAAAAACCTGTAAAACACACAATAATAAATATAACTATAATAAGACAATCTATGTTAATAACCGACTAAAAGTTATTATAACTTGTCCTATACATGGTGACTTTGAGCAAAATGCAGCCAATCATATAAATGGACAGGGTTGTCCAAAATGTGACAAAACACAAAAGATGACTAAGTCAGACTTTATTAATAGGGCAGTAGAAGTACATGGTGATATATACAACTATAGTAAAGTAAATTATGAAAATATAAGAACCCCAGTCACGATAATATGCCCTAAACATGGTGAGTTTACACAAACCCCATGTCAATAAGTCAAATATAATACACAATAATAAGTATAATTATAATAATACCGAATATAAAAATAATAGATTGAAGGTTATAATAACATGTCCTAAACATGGTGACTTTATACAAACTGCGGGTAATCATCTAAATGGAAAAGGTTGCCCAAGATGCAACACATCAAAAGGTGAATTAAAAATAGAAAATATCTTAAAACTAAATAATATAAGTTATGCTACTCAGTATAAATTCGAAGACCTTAAACATAAAAGAAATCTACTCTTTGATTTTGCTATACTTGACTCTAATAATAACCTTATTTGTCTTATTGAGTTCAATGGGTATCAACATTATAACTATATTGAATACATTTTTCGAAAAATAGAAAACTTTGAACTTTACCAATATAGGGATAAATTAAAAGTTGATTATTGTATAAAGAATAATATTAAACTTTTTATCATAAAATATAATGATGATATAGATATTAAAATGGAGTCTATACTCACTTACATACGTGATTACTAAGAGCATATTAGAAATTAATATATACATAAAATTAATTTCATTAAATGGCTTACAATAATCAAATGGGTTCATCTCCACTTGGGATAACATTTTACCCTATGGATCGTAACGATAACCAAATTGGAAACTATAAAGTTGTCGGTACATCATCAAACATACAATCCTTATTCTCAAGAAAATCAGATAGTAATAATAATAATAATACCTCATTTAATTTAGCTAAATTATCAGCAGGTGGTGATGATCAGGATTATAGTTCTGATATATCAACCTCATCAATAATTGACTATACTAGTCAGATACCTTCAATGAAACTTTCTTATGCCGACTTTGCATATCTTAGAAAGCTTGGTGTATATACAAACAACAGATTAATAGTAGCTAGAAGATATGAAGCTCCAGTTGAGGACGACTTACTCACCGTAAAAGATAGAACACCGATATCAACATTAGTTTCATGGGTTGATGATAATAAAGAATTTATAGATGTTACTTATAATGAAGAATGGACTAATGGTGAAGCATCATTCAAGAGTGTATTAAATGACATTGGTGGTGATGTATTAGTCGGTGATAATAAAGGTGGAAAGCTTGGTAATTTATTAGCAGCAGGTGCTAATCTTGTGCCATTTCCTGGCTTCACAGAAGGGTTACAATATGAAGTATTTAATGCGTTCGGATTAACAGATCTAGATGCTACAAAACTTCCTCTAGGTAATCCAAATTTAATTAGAGAATCTAAAAGAAGAGCCACATTAGATAAAGAATCCGCTGGATCTGGACTAAAATGTATATACAGTATAGATTTTGAGGTTGAGTATGAGCAGAAGTTTATAAATGGTGTTGATCCTACTACGGTATATTATGACCTTATAGCAAATGCACTTTCTTTTGGTACTTCTGAATCAGTATTTCAATTCCGAGGTGAATCTACTGGTGCATTTAAGAAGTTTTTAGATGATGTTGGTAGTGGTGATACTAACAGATTAAAAGCTGCATTAGTTACCTTTGTAGCAGCGGTATCATCCGCACTAAAAGCAATTGGTACAAAGATAGTTGATTTATTTGGAGGAAACTCATCATCAACAAAGGATGATGCTAAAAAGGCTGGTAATGACCAGAAGCAAGCAAATAAAGCTAAACTAGGAATAGCGGATCTTATTGGTAAGATTGGTGCTAAAGCAATCGCGGGTATTATAAGTAAATATAAATTGAGAATTATAAGTGTAGTTAACTCTTTAACAGGTACACCATCAGGACCATGGCATGTTACAGTAGGCAACCCAAGAAGACCTATATTCTCATCAGGTGATATGATAGTTAAGGACGTTCAACTTACCCTAGGTAAGGTACTAGCATTCAATGATCTACCATCATCAATTAAGCTAAAAGTTAAAATGGAAAGCGCTAGAAATATAGGTTTACAAGAAATATTTAAAAAGTTTTCCTGTGGTAAAGCAAGAACATTTGTGGCGAAGAGAAAGTCATTCCAAGAAGCAGAGATGACTATTGATGAGACTGATATAAATAATGCAGCAAATACTATAGATCAGAATAAAGTTTCTACTGCTGCTAATAGGACATATAGCTCATCTGAACAAGCTGCCGCGGAAGCAACATATACATCAGGATCTGCATCAGTTACACCAGATGCACTCAAAGGGAAAGCAGTGGGAGTTTCAGCAGATGGTGGTAAAACATTTTTACCAGGACAAACAATCGCATTACCTGGTCTTAATGGCGACTTTGTATTTGCGGGAGATAAGAGTATTTATAGTACTGGTGCTGATAGTAAAGCAACCCCAGTTAGAGTGGGATCTTGGGCACTCAATGCAGATGGGACTGTAAATGCGAGCTTGCCAAAATCTGGTATGAATTACAATATTGCTGCGGGTGTTGCGAAAAAAATATAATAATGACATGGAAATTTATGACATAAAAACGCTAATAACAGATGATAATCAAGGTGGATTATATGATTTAATAGCACCAACATTTCACTTAATTGAAACTGGAGTAACCCCGTTCAAATTTAATGTTACACAGGATCATGAGATGAGAATGGATAATATCTGCAAATCACTTTACAATAATGTTGATTATGTTGATATGGTTATGGACCTGAATGATATTGATAACCCACTTAATATAATGAGTGGTGATGTAATATTTTATGTTCCACCGGCGGTATATGATTTATACAAAGTAGATGTAACAGTTACTGCGACTAATAAAACATTACTTAATCAGAATAAATCAAATGTTAAGGATCCAAATAGAGTGTCTTATGTTGAGAATAATTATCAAATAGCACCTACATTCTTAGATACACCACAAAGTCCAATCTCTTATTCAAATGGTAAGATAACTATTTCACCAATAAAGTAGGAGAATAAACTATTTTAATAAATAAGACATGCCAACTACAACCACTACAACTAGTACTACGACTACGACTACAACTCTAGCCCCAGGGCAACCTGTGCCACAAGAAACTAGCCGTGGTGACATTGCAACTCAGAATGACTCTAAGACTGCTTCTGATACACAAAAGAATAATATTACAACCGGTGGTATAGTTAACCTATTTAAGACCACTATACAACCACAAGAGATTCAGATAACTACACCACCAGATAATCAAGCATATGCTGATGAGGTAATAAGCGGGTTAGGGTATGTACCAGTTGTATGGTATAACGGTATTCAAATTGATACTGGTGGCTTACAATATGTATCAGTTTATTACGATGGTATACTACCTGCGATGAGACTCTCATTTACAGATGTTATTGGTGTAATGAAAGATAAGGGATTCCCATTAGATGATACTAAAATCACATTATTCCTTAATTCTAGATCAGAACAACTGAAACCAGTTTATATACAGTTTAAAATAAGAAGCTTTACGAATAATGATGGATTAATGATAATTGATTCAATACTTGATGTCGATGGTTTGTATTTTAAGAAGTTTAAATCATACTCGGGCTCAACAAGTAATAAAACCCTTCAAGATGTATGTAAAGAAATAGGATTAGGCTTCAATACTAATATCACTGAGACAAATGATAAGATGAATTGGTTGAATTTGGGTAAAAGACCATATGACTTTATATTAGATGTTATAGATAGTGCTTACATATCCGATGACTCATTTGTAGCAGGTAATGTTGACTTATATTACAACCTTAACTTTGTTGATATACAGAAGGAATTATCGAGAAATATAGATAATGAGATAGGGGTGTCAAATACTGGTATGGAGGGAATATTGAAGGTAGCTGGTGAGAAGGACTTATCTAATCTATTTTTAACTAATGATGCTGCATTAGAAGGACAGAATAACTACTTCACATCATTTAGAATAGTCAATAATGCAACAGAGGTTGCTGTAGAGCATGGCTATACTGATATATTAAAGTATTATAATACTAATGACAAGTCATTATTAAAGTTTAATGTTGATTCGATGAATAACAATTCTGATAAATCAATTATATTAAAGGGTGCTCCACAAGATGAGTCATTTTATAAATCCAATGTTAACTATGTTTATGGTGGTAAGATAGATAGTGATAACATGCACAAGAACTATAACTATTCAAAAATACATAATAATAGAAATATATATGAGAGTCAAAAGATATCATTGGAACTACAACTACCTAGTCCAAACTATAATATTTATAGGTTTCAAAAGATTAAGATATTTCTAAGTTCAAACTCATCCACGCCCGCCTCATCTATGGTTAACAACCGTTTGTCAGGTGATTGGATAATAGTTGATATAGAATTTAGATATATGGATGGTGCAGTGAGTCAAAGAGTATCACTGGTTAAGAGAGAATTAGAACTGGCAGTTGATGAGCTGGCATCTGAATTGGTAACTGTCAATAAGGGTAATAGTGGGACAAGAGGAACTCATGACAATCCAGGTGGTTACCCAGATAATGGAACACCTGCGATAACAGGTGGTGCTGCGTCGGGTAGTATTACGAATAAGGGTGGGTATTTACTATTGCGTAAAGAGACAACAAACTGGACAGATATATGCACAATTGTTATTGCAAATCTTGAAGGAGGTTATGATCCACCTGATTTATATCTTAAAGACCCAGTTAAGTATTCAGGTTATAAAACATCCGGTGAAACTATGTTTGGTATTGATAGAAAACAAGATGCCGCCAAGGGAACTGCGGAGTTTGATGCTTTCTGGGGAGCCATAGATGAAGATAAAAGGGCCGCTATTTCACAAAATAGACATGCTTGGTATCTAAATTACATACCACCAGCAGGACCATTTAAGTCTAAATTGTTTCAACTGTGTGCGAATATGCAGCTGAAGCTATTCAATAAGTTTGTGAATCGATATATAACTGATAAATCACTTCTAGATTTAATAAAATCTGATGGTAGACTCCTATTCCATTTTGCCTATGCTGTTTGGAATGGAGAAGCGTACTTTAAGGGTATTTATATAATTACTAAAAAAGCATATGACGGTGGAACTAAAGACTCGGGTGCATTGGCTAGGATATTAATACAAGAAAGACAAAATGGACTTTCAACAGCCTTCAGCTATTCAACAGGTGGAAAACATCTTGCCTCATACGCAGTTCAGTTAAATGCACAGGGCGGTAATAAGATTGCACATTTTAGTGATTTCTCAGCATAACGAGTTGAAAAATTAATATATAATAAAAACTATACTAAAAATGGCATTTAATATATCTGATGATAGAGGTAACCTATTAAACCTACCACTCAATACACTTCCACCAAGAGGTACCTATAGAACTATGCAACCATCAAATACACCATCAAGTGTAATGGTTCCGGTTAAGACCAATCAAGGTAATGCCATACCAGGTTTCACACCACAAGAGGCTTTCTATGTTAAAGGAACTCAGTCAGTAAACTCAATAACTGGACTTCCAGTTGAAGCAGGAGACTACCCTGATAATATAACACCAAACTATGCGGCATACCATACTAGTAGGTCTAATCAAATAGGTCAGGATATAATATTTGATAGAGAGGTTGGTTATAGTGTGATTGATGACGACTATTATATTATAAATGGTGTTATAAATCCAGATACTGGTCAAAATGCTGAGTATGGGACAATGCCAAAAAATAAGGACCCTTATTTTAATATAGTTGATAAATCTAAAATTCAACCAACAACACCTGTATTCAAACTTGATATTGGTAGGAAATCACATGAGAGTTTTGATAACAATACAACAAGTGTAGGACAATATGATTTTATACATGCGCTTGATGGGATTAACCCGTTACCTGATATTACAAGTACTGGTTATATACCAGACGATATACATCTAGGATCCTTTGTTCAAACTTTTGGTGATAATGAAGACCCAGTTGCATTCGGGTATGATATTATAATAAATCAGGTCACATCACCACTCTTTAATGGTGCTATAATAGATTTCATTAGTACAAAGTCTGACCCTGAGATTGTAAGCAGAGCTTCTGCTTGGGAAAATTTTGTTGGTGAGTTCTTTAGATTTTTTAATAGCAATGGTAATGTTAGTAATGCTGGATTGAGCAGCAGTAGATTCAATGCCTCCTCACCTGGTGCATATATAAACCCAGATACTAAGATTTATTATTTAAAAAAGCTATCCGGACTTGATAATCTTGTTGAGAAGGGTGTATCAGTTAACTCAGATACAGTTAAAAGCATGGTTGATTACGGAAAGGATGTCATAAAATTATCACTATATGAGGATGTTAAAATAAGTACAGGTACATTAGCGATGTTGTACAAAACAATGTCATGGTCAAGAAGAAATGGCAAGCAATTAATACCAGAGAATCTATTGAGATTTGATGTTGATATCGAGATAACTGAGATTAGAAACTTTAATAGGGTTATCAAAGCAGTTAATGATCCGAATAACACATTAAATGTTTATTCAGATATCCCACCAAAATACATATATACACTATATGACTGTCAATTTGAATTTCCAAATATGTCACACCCAGGTGAGATTGATATGACGGAGAAGAAATTCACTGATGACTTTGATATACAATTTAATTATAAATACTCAACTCTAAGAATGGAGAGGTTTAAATACTCTGGTGATGGATATACCACTTATACAATAGATAATAATAATACTGATATAAATTCACCATTAGCACCATATAGCACAACAAATGCTGCTTCATATTCAAATTATAAGAAAGACTACCCTATAATTAGTGCTAGTCAATCATATATAGAAACATTGAGACGAAATGCACAGTTATCTCAAATGACACCAGGTGCTAAGGCGGTTGGTTTAACTGGTCCACTACAACAAGCTAAGAAGAACGATACATTTGGTAAACTTCTAGCAGGACTTGGGGAGAAGATAACAAAGGCAGTTAATAATCAAATTAATTCTCAGACTACTAACCAAGCTAGACTATTGAATAATACACTAGATAACATTAGAAACTCACTTGGTGTTGGTAGAATGTCATCACCAACAAATGTTTATGAGACTAATCCATTAAGTGATGATATCAAAAATGCTTTTCGTGATTTTGTAGGGAAATCAATAAAAGGTTTCTTTAGTGGGGATCTTTAACATATTTATATATACGAAGTATGGATAAGGAGAAAATAAAAGGTGAAGTATTTGTCGGTATAGTAGAAGATAATCAGGACCCAAGAAAGTTAGGTCGTGTAAAAGTTCGAGTTGCTAACATATTTGAAGAGATACCGACCGCTGATATACCTTGGGCATTTCCACATAAAGACCTAAACGGTAATCAATTTAATATTCCTGATGTAGGTAAAGTAGTGTCCGTTATATTTGATCAAGGTAATCTATACGAACCTGAATATGTTTATGCCGATCACTATAACGTAAACTTAGAAAAGAAGTTATCATCTTTATCCGATCCTGATTATAAATCTATGAAAGCTCTTATGTTCGATCATAAGACACAGATATATTCTAATGATGGGGAAGGACTAAAGATGGATTATAAACTTAATAACATTAATATAACTAAAGATGATATTAATGTCAATCTTAAAGATAACTTTGGTCATGTTAATATTGGATCTGCACACTCTGATCAGAAAGCCATACTTGGCGATCACTGGATGGAGTGGTTCGATGAGTTCGTTCAGAATCTAATGGGATCGAATGGTGGTCCATATATGGGTAATTTGGGAGCACCAGTCACCCCAAATCCAGCACTCTTAGATGTTTTAGAGAAGTATCAAACTTTAAGGGATGAGAAGTTTCTTTCACATCATGTCAATATTGTCGATAATGATTCTGTTGAGAAATTAGATAGAGTTAACATACCACAATTAGGCGACTCATGGACTGCTACTGATATACCTAACAACTCCTCAAAAGAAAAAGTTGATTACGCATCAAAAAGTGGACAATCTACCGATACACCTGATGGACAGCTAACACCATTTGTGGATTCATCTGGAAATGTACAGACTCCTGAGAATATATCAACTGATATAACCCCATCAACAAATACTGATATTAATAAGATTGTAGCAGGTATGCAAAAGAGAAACTATGTCATACTAACTAAACCTTATCAAGTAAATATTGTAGGTATAAGAAGACAATATGAAGGTCAGAGATATTCAAATGCTTTTAAGGATGACTTATATATCTTCTTTAAGGATAATAGTAATAACTGGGTCACTTATAAGTTTAAAATAACCACAATGCCAGGCTTTTACTCCGCCTATGTATCAGGTGGTAAATTAAAGGCGGATCATACTGGTAAAAGTCCTAATGTTAAACAAAGTTCGGTTATGTTGGGTAGAGGTGGTATGGGCATTTTGATGGAAGCTCAATATCTAAATATCTATCAAATTGGAACACATTGTAGCGCACCTGCAATGAAGACAACTGGACCACAAAAGTTCTATCGTGATAGCTCACCTGGTGATATAATAAAATATACCGCTAAGGGTCAGGGAGAAGCAGGTATGCTAATACATAGGGGCTATCCAGGTGGTAGTGCCGTTAACAACTGGTCAGAGGGATGTCAAGTATTCGCAAGAGAGGCTGATTTAATGAAGTTCTTTCAATTATGTGAAGTGCATAAGCAAAAGTATGGTAATAGATTCCACTATACACTAATGTTAGAAAAGGATTTGTAATTATAATAAGACTTTTTTTATTGCGTAAGGATACTTTCTCTTCTTGTAGAACTTTTCACGCTCAAGCCAGTGCTTATATAGAATATTATCCATCTTATCATCAAAGACATCTATTAAATCAAATATTATTGCCTTTTCCTTTCCTTCAAACAATCTTAATAAACGACCAATAGACTGTATAATAATCTGCTCACTCTTAAATGAATCAACCATAATTAAATAGTGTAGGTTCTTAATAGAAACCCCTGTTGAAAGTGTACCAAAACTAGCGATAAGTACTCTTGGCTTCTCACCAACTTCTTCCATCAGCTTCTTTATTGCTTCACGCTTCTTTCCACTAACCTCACCATCTATATAATAGAACTCCTTATCAGGACATTCAGATTTTAACTTACTAAATATCTTCTTACCATATTCTATTGTGTGAAATAATAAAAGACTATTCTTATCACATTTATCAACTAACTTCTTAATGAGCTCCAATCTTTTTTCCGACTGTTGCATAAAATCCTTCTCATATCTAAACACTTCTGCACCAGCACCGCTTTTCCTTACTTGGGCCAGTCTATCACCTATATCTTTTTGATTATGATTCATTATAACAGCTTTGATAGACATTGGAGTAATTGTTCCTCTCTTAACCAATTCATCTGCGGATACCTCTGTTATGATAGGACCTAATACTGACTGTATAGAAAGTATTTCTAATGAATCTTCTGATGGAAATGTACCAGATACACCAAATCTATTATAAGCATACTTAAATGTTTTACTTAATATAGACTTTAATGAAGTTGCTTTAGCTTGGTGTGACTCATCACAAGCTACTGTATGAAACTGGTAGAAGAACTCCTTTGGATAGTTAATAAGTGATTGATATGTTCCAATATAAACATTTGGATCCTCTCCATTATCTGGTTTTCTTGGACTATCACTCATTATCTCCTTTATTCTAATTTCCTGATCTACCTTAACCTTTAATACTTTCTTTATTTTCATATAATTCTTTTGATATTATATCACTAATTTTATTCATATTCCAATATGGAATTACCAATAGCTTAATATTAGTATTATTCTCGAATAGTAAATATTTTTCAATATCTCTTTTCTTTTGCTTCATATAAGAAGTATCCCCTCCGAAAAATTCTATTGGGGTATAATGTTGCTTTCCATTAAACTCTATAAATAAATTTCGATTTGGTAGATAGAAATCAAAATAAAACTTATCATACTTATACTGTGGTATAAAATTTTCCGAATTTTCCGATAAAAATATTCGTATAAATTTCTCACCTTTAGTTTCACTACAATTTGGACAGCCTTTGCTATTATTTAAGTAATAGCTTGTTGATTGGTAAAAGTATCCATGAACCTCACACCTAAGTTTAATCTTATTTTGTGACCCATTATAAACAACTTCAGAATGATCTATATCTGGATGTTTTTTTCTACAAATTTCTATAAATTCCTCAGTAGTATATTTTAACGAACACTTTTTACATCCATGTCCATCTAGTAGATATTGTGGATACTGTTCAAAGTCACCATGTATATTACAGGTAATAATAACTTTATCATTAAATTTACTAAATATACATTTATCAAACGAGTAATTTGAAAATTTACTTTTTATTACTTCTATGAAAAATTGAGTGTCATACTTTTTCCTTGGTGAACATTTTCGGCACCCATATCCAAGTAGATGTTTATTCTTTTTAATCTCAAAAATGCCATGTAATTTACACTCAACATTTATATAATCACTATCAATATAATCGTCAGGATAAGTATACCTATTATTATGTATAACACTTAATCTTTCAATTAAGTCTCTATTGTGCCATTTTTTACCAGTGCAGTATATACACCCTTGCCCCCGAAGTGCAGCTTTTGCTTTTATCAAATGTCTCCTATGTTTGCATACAATCCATATATTAGAACTAGTATCTAAATAATTGTCATCAATCTCAAATTGATATTTATCACCATGTATCAATTTCAAACTTTTTTTTAACTCATCAATTGTATATTTACTAGCAGACGCTGAACATTTTTTACAACCTTGATAAAAATGTTTTGATGGGGTTTGTAAAAACTCACCATGATCTTTACAAATTATTATAGACTTGTAATTTGTATTAACAAAATCATATTTCGAATAGTCATACCTATTTCCATGTTTATTAATAAATCGATTGATTACTTCATCCCTACTAATTTTATTCATAACTCATCACTCTCTTTTATATCTTTTGCCTTTATTATCCCTCTATTTAATGTTTTTATATCTTCATTTGGATTAAACCTTGATATAGAACCATCCTCCATTTCTATCTCAATCATATAATCATATATATTATTTATATTATTCTCTCCATAGAAATATTTTTTCATATCATCATAGAACTGTGAGACAAGTGTTATACTTGGTACAACTATAAGTAGTTTTGCATCAGGGTTAACGTTTCTAAGTGTATAAAAGTAAACAATTGATATAATTAATGACTTACCACCACTCGTTGCAACAGAAGCCAAACAGAATCTATTTCTTAGGATCTTGTAAGCAGTTTCTATTTGGTAATCATACGGCATAAATGGAACCCAGTTGCCTTCTTTATCTCTCACCTTATGTGTCTTGAAGAACTCTTTGCAGAAGTTTTGTACGCTTTCTAATGTGACTGTTCGGTTTAATGGAAACTCATCTCGGTTTTCGATATTAAAAACAACCCCGATTTCCTTACAGGCTTTAAAACATTCTCTCCATAAGCCTAAGTTTACCTTACCATTATCAAAGTATGAAACATCACCATTCCAAACTCCCATCTTCACAGCAGGTAGATATCGCCAGCCTTTTATTTTTCTAGTATTCCATATTTTTATCTGGTGATATTCTATCCTTGTAGCTTCTGTTACCACCAACTTTTCCTCACTCGCGTCATATCTAAAGTTCATTTAAATAGGCAATTATTTTTGTATAAATTTGACTTTTAATTTTATCCTTTGTTTTATAATTTATACTATAGGATATTCTTAGTAATTTAATTCCATTATCTATGCAGAATTTATTTTTAATATCATCCTTTATTTTCGTATCTTTTAGCTTCTCTTCTCCTCCGAAAAATCTGAATGCTTTATAATGTTGAATACCATCAAACTCTATACAAAGATTATATTTTGATAGATAGAAATCAAAATATAGGTTGCTTTTATGTTTTAAGCCATTGAATGACTTTTGTGTATCAAAATCTACCTTGATCGATTCTAATATATCAAAAACTATTGACTCACCGATTGACTTATTACATTTTCTACAACCAGCACCGTTTGCATGTAAACTAGGTCTTTGATAAAACTCACCATGATTTGGGCAAACTATTCTAATTGGTGATGAAGTTGATATATAGACGGCGTCCGAGTAGTCATACTTATACCCATGTATAATCTCACACTTTTTTATCCATTGCTCAGTTGTTGGTATTCCTACATTGGAACAATAAGCACATCCAACATTATTATTAATAAGATGTCTGATAGCAACATTTGAAACATGTGTACTATCATTCTTACAAATAACCTTTACCTTTTGTGTATTTCCTTCATATACATCAAAATCAACAAAATCAAAGTATTTATTTAATCTTAGCTTATCTCTAATATCAATAATATGATGTTTATTTTTATTTTCTCTACAATATCTACAACCTTTCTTATTTATATGAACACCTGCTGCTAATATGAACTCACCATGCCTAGGACAAATAATAATAACCTTATCAATAAGCTTATTAAATATAACTTTAGAATAGTCATAATATGAATTATACTTAATATTACATTTTTCTATCCAATCATTAATTGAGTATTTTATTTTACCTCTATTAACTATTGCTATCGCATCATCGTACTCTAACTTTAGAGTACCTACAATATCTTTAATTCGACTATTTCTCTTATAACTCGAGAAATTACATTTCCTTGAACAGAAAAGTTGATTAGGTCTACCTAAGAACTCACTGTCACACCTTATATTTTTACATCTCATTAATTGCCGCTAATTTTTTTTGCTTATCCCTTTTTCTTTTCAAATATTTCTGTTCATTGCGCTTATGTTGAATACAACAGAACTTTTTGTTTGGTCTGCCTTCAACTTCAGTTTCACAATTTCTATATTGACATTTCATATAGGATATATATAAAAATTAGCGTCCTCCCTTTTTTACTTAATTGCAACCCAAGCCTTGATTTTATCAATTTTTAGCTTGTTAAATACTTCTGCTCGATGTGTGCCATCGATGATGTCATACCTTCCAAAATGTTTATAACCTAATACAATTGGTGGGTAATCATTTGTCGATTTATATTCTTTGATGTAATCTTTAACATAGTCATAATCAACTTCATATTCAATATCAATCTCATTTAATGGTATATAACATAGTTTATACATATCATTATAATGTATTCTATCGGTTATATCACCATCTTCAAAATCCTCCTCATTTCTATGTAATGAATAAACATAGGAATAAATATCGTTGCTGGTTTTAATATCACCTATCTCAGCATTTTTCCAACCGTCTTGATCAACAGATTTACTTTCAAGGAATAGTTGGTATGTCATGATTGATTCATACTTATATCTGTTCTTAATGTTAGACAACATACCATTTATTCTCTCTATGATTCTTAGATGAACTCTATTTAGTGTTCGGTATTCTCTCAGGTTATCGAGTATATGTTTAGTTTCTTTATAATAATTGGATCTGAATTTATCAGATGAGTTGTAGAAGTCTGATACATTTTGTAATCTATCACATAGCTTTATTATTAGGGCATCGCTTGTCATGGTTACCATCTTATCTAAGAGATAGTCTTTCTTACCCATTACATTAAGTATCTCATCACTTGATGTAAGTTCTTTAACTAAGTCTGCGATAGTTTCACCAAACTCTTCTAGAATAGTTTTATAATCAATACCCTCAACATCTTCAACAGTATCGTGTAAAAGTGCGGCAGCTCCTAATTCTGGTCGTGTATCAAATTGTTTCACTAATCCAAATACCTTAGCGACATGTCCTTCAAAGTAATCAAGATTTCCAAATTTTCTTCTAACACCATAATGTGCTTTCTTTGCAAAGTCCCAAGCTTTCTTTTCTATTTCAGTTTGTGGTATAGTAGCCATTTTTATATTATATTTATTTAATATATATTAAAATGGAATACTTAAAATTCTAAGATAGTAGATTATTAATCTTATACTCTCTACTTACCTCTAGAAATTCAGAAACCTGGTGTTTCATGATATAACCTTTAATATTAACCTCATTTCCTTCGTCGTAAACATATGAGTAATACTCACCCTCTAATTCAGACTTGAAAGGGAACTATATTATTCATTCTATTATTTTACCAATCTTAGTATCTCTTTTATTCATAAGGAACTTGTCAAATTCTTCTTTTAATAGGAACCCCGTTCCGCCTGCTTTAACACTTGCTCCATGTGACGTTGTAAATGTAATCAGATATCTATATTCAATAACTATATCAAATGTTTTTTTACTTATAACTATATTATACCTATCCGGATATAACTCCTGTATATACTCTATTATTATATCAATCATCTATAATACTATTTAATTGTCTATCTCTTAACCATTCAGTGAAGTTGTTTTTAAGTAACATACCATCATCACATAACTGATCATTAGCCAACCAGTAATCAAATCTTATACAATAATCGACAAAAGATATATCTACCGCCCCAGTTTCAAAATTATAATCATATCTAAAATACTTAGTCGTCCATATAACATTGTCTTTACTTAGGTTGGAAGCCCAGATATTTATAAGCTTAATATCAGTTCTAACTTCCAGTATATATTCTTCTATTAAATCAATCATTTATAATTTCATTTATTTTCTTATCTCTAATCTCAGATACATATTCCATAAAAGCATGTTTAAATACTACTGCATAAAGTCTCTTCCAATAAACACCCCCATTTGGTAATATCTCTTTCTGTCTATATGAATAGCTCAATGAGCCAGCACCATTATCCATATCCCAATCAGATATATCAGCTACCGAATGTCTATATGGGTGTCTTTCTCTAATATATTCAATTACTAACAAATCTTTACTAGTCATTTAAGATATCATTTATCTTTTCTTCTCTAATTATTTTAATCATATATTCTAACTCGTGTTCATATATCTGATCAACATATGAAAAATTATCTTTCGCCTTGTAATAATAAGATATAATCTTGTATGAAGTATTTAGTTTCGGGATAGCACGGGAATTTGGTGCTAAACTAGTCACTTCTCTATCAGGATGAGTTCTATTTATTACTGCTACTAACTTATTATACATTCTATCTTCTTGTTTCTATTTTCTATTATATACATCTTATAGAAACACATATCGACTTCGACCCTAACAACTGGGCATTCGTCTCCGTATAACATATCATACACTATAGAAGTGCTAGTATTTCTTATATTACTGGCAGTTTTTGTATCATTAGGTCGATGCCATTTGATGAAATCCATAATCATTTCCTCAGTCATTGATTTTATCTATTTTACTATCTCTCAGTAATTGTTTAACCTTACTAACCTTTACAATATATATACACCTTTAACAGTTCCATCCTGTGGATTGACCTCAGGGTTTTCAAACGGTTTCTTAATCACATCGCTTCCCCATTGGTATTGATTATCAGATCTATATGTCACAAAGTATCTATCATTATTTTCGAGTACGGATATCTGTTTTATATTCCTATGTGGATAATCATCCTGGATCATCTTTAATATTATCTCATCTATCTCATTCATATAACTGTAAATATAATTAATATTTTTTATATATACAATATGAAATATCTAAAACTATTTGAAACCGAAACCAATAACGAGTTGTATCAAAAAATGAATGATCAGGATTATAGGATAGCTATTAAGGAATCACTACCTTTTGAACTATCTGAAATTCGTAAGCTTCAAAGTCTATTTATCGACTATGGAATCTCAAGGATAGGAAATAAACTGAGCATACGGTTAAAGGATTCTTTAATTGAAATAATAAAGATGTTCGATGATTATTATTTTATAGTTATAAAGAAAATTGTTGAAGATATGCAACATCATGTAATTGCAAAGCATAATTATAAGTGTGATCAGTTGGATGGATTGATTAAGTGTTTACAAGGTATTATTGGTAAAGTAAGTGATAAGTTAGTAAACGAACTTGAACATGAGTTCAATGAGAGTGTCAATAGTGAATACTATAAGGAAATATCTGTAAGTGACTTCACTGACTATATGTTTTCTAAACGAACTAAGTCCAAACTATTAATAATAAGCTCTGCTGAAAGAAATAAAATCAAAGAAGTAGTCAGAGAATACAACAGTAAACATAAATTTCGAAAAAAATATATTCTACAACAAGCAGGTAAATCATTTGATATAGTTACCGATGAAACACCCACCGACACAGGTAGAGTGTATCAAAAGCAATTCGCGAGTAAAATACTTATATCAAAAGTGAATGATGATTGGTTTATAGTTAGAGTTGCTGGTGGTTATATAAATCCAACCAGAGATAGAGACTACATGGATTTCTTTCAGATAGATAATAATGATGATGTCGTGGAGTATTACATGTATTACAAGTGTGATCAGATTGATGGATTAATATATCTACTAAATGAGAAGTTATAAATGATATAACTCATTTTTAATATATACATAAAAATAAATTATAAAAATGTACAATAATTGGGAACAATTTAGGAATCTACCTAGAATACAAACACTTTCTCCACAAGAGCAAGCTAGACAATACTTCTTACATCAATCGAACACGATGATGGAAAATACCTTTAGCGCGGCGGCGGCATCGGCTGCGGCAGGTGCTGGAGCAGGGGCTGGAGGTAGTAGAAATACTAAAACACAATTTAGATTATTTGGATTTAAAGTTCCCGCAACTAATCAAGAAGATTATGTTCTATTTGATGTAGAAGACAACTCAACCTTAATACCATTCAGTGAAGATTTTTCAGGACCATCTATATTATCAAAGGACGATAATGGGTCTACATACTTCATCACGAGAAATACATCAGGATACTTTTCTGATAATCAAGAATATGGAGATAAGTATATCTTTGGATCAATGGATGAATCTGGAAATACAACCGTAATAAATGATACCATATTAAGTCAAATAGGTGGTGCAGTATTGTCAATAACCTATAGCTCAGTAGCGGGCACTAATAATATATATACCAGTATTTCACCAGTAAAACAGTCTGCACCTAATAATGGATATGGGGTGACATTTGACATAGTCGTAACTGACGGTGTAGTTTCTAATGTATCAGTATCAAATTTTGGTGATCTATTCAAAGTAGGTGATATTATAACCGTAACACCTGAACAAATTGGAGGTGCTTCTCATTCATTAGTTATAACAGTTACTGAAACTGTTGCGCAATCATGCCCAACTTCAATGTTTTATGATGGTGAATCATTTGTCTATACTGATAGACTTCTATTTATAGATTATAATAATAATCTTTGGAGTAAAATAGTTAGAATTGATGTAACTGGATCCGCAAGCCTGGTAGCTATTTCAGATGGCACTGATAGTGGTTTATATCTAACTGGCTTAGTAAATTATGGTGATGTGGTACTTTCTACATCAGTTCCATATGGTGCACCAATTGCCTTATTGGGACTATTTGATATGAACTTGGCACAGTTTATTCAAGAAAGTATATCTCCAATAACACTAAACAATGTTCCAAATGTGAGTATAAATAAAGTATGGTTTATTATAGATATAATAAACGTAAATAGTAGAATATATACTCATCTATACTGTAATGACAAGGAACTTAGTCAACTATTTACTTGTATAGCAGAATTAAATGTTGAAACATATGAGGCAGAATTTCTCTATTTTACACCATACAACACTGACTACTTAAATACAAATATAATAGGTATATAAAAATAAATAAATAATATGAAACTATGTATAATTTGTGATGATGCTAATGTCACAAAAGCTAGAGAGAATAGTAAAGATATCTTTACAAAAGTTGAACAGGATATACACCCTCTAATTAGAGGATTCAAGGACTCTCTATCAGAAGAGTCAAAGCAACACCTAAGCATTCCTTTATCCGAGACCGGTAAGCAACCAGCAACTCATTGGTTTTGCTTTTGTAACGTTGATGATGCAGGTTATCAAAAATTGTTATCAGTCCAAGAACATTCAATAATCGAACAGTCCAGTCCAAAAGAATTCTTAGCAAAATGGAATCTACAAATTATAAAATAGTAAGGAAATTTATAAGTAATGATGAAGTTAACTCAATTATAGATTGGGTTAACTCCATCAATCTCTCTCCTAAGGTAAGCAATAAGCACATAACTATACTAGCGAGTGAACTTAATGGGACATCAAACATATTTGATATATCCAATACCAAGTTGACAAACTATATAACAAACTTTCAATCGGCTACAAAGGTTAGTCAAGATGAGCTACCAATAGTTATTAAAACTATAATTAAGAGAATATCAACGACTATCGGTATTCCTACTGATAATATATTTCTACAAGCAGTTGATATGAATAAAGGTGGTAAAATAAACCATCACTACGATGCCGCCATAGAAGGTTACATAAATTACAAGTGTAACATAAGTGTATTAGCAGATGATTATCAATTCTTTATTGATAAAGACATATTGGATATAGAGCAAACAGATATGTATTGCTTTGAAGCCTCTCTATATAGACATTGGACAAATGAATTTAACTCACGAAGAATACTTCTGAGCTTTGGATTTGTTCTGCCTTATGCAACATTAGGTAGAGATGATTCTGATCCAAGAGTAAGACTAAGTAAACGAATTGAAAAGTATTTTCAACGTTAAAGCAAGATGAATTCAAGTGTATGCCTCAGTTCCAATTCATTAAGAGTTGATTCGGATAAGTATCTTATTTCGATGTTATCAACGTCATAGATTGATATTTCATCACTTTCAATATCATATTCTAGCCTACCATCAAACTTATTTGAATAGTAGCAATGATTCCAATCATCTATTGTGTTCGATATTACAAATGTATATTCTTCTAAAACCTTATTTAGGTTTTTCCACTTATTCAAGTATGCAGTATTCATGTTAAATTCCTATTTTACAAATATAATATATAATTAATGAAACATTTAAAATTATTTGAAGAGCTAACAAACATTTCTAAAGTTAGGAAATGGCCCACTCGCGAATCAGAAAATGGTCCTTATAGTGACTATTATTCAGTTTATTCTCTTAAAAAAGATGAACTAGGTAAATATCTAAACACCTGGTTTGAGGGGGTACACTTTGAACACACTACAAGTAGAAAAGGTAAAGGGCAATACCCTGATCAATTTGTTACAAGAGATGAGATGATAACACTTAAAAAGGTTGATACTGAAACCAAGAGACATTTATATAACCGTGAATATAATCCAATATCTCTTACTATTCTATGTCCTACTGGTGCTAAATTTAGATACGATGAGAATAAAATGCCATATTATACGATGAAAGCTGATATACATAGTATTGATGATTCATCCTATGGAATTTGGTGGCCCGAAGTAGGATTCACTTATGATAGACTAGTTTCTGTTCGTAAAGAAATAATGGATTGGGTAAGTAAGAAAGATATAATTAATGGTGAAGAGTTCTTAGATTTCTGTGAGGAATTAGGAGCAGCACCAGATCAAAGAGATTACAACTAATGAGATTTATAAAAAAGTTTATAGATAGAAATAGCTTATCACAAGATGATAGATATACTATTCAGGATATGTTTACCTTCTATATTGAAGATAGACTACCAAAAACTGGAATATTCAAAGAATATCCATTCAGCGAAGTAGATGACCTATCTGAGGATTTTTTATCAATAAATCCAAACTTTTATTACTTTGTAACAAGTGAAAGAGACCCAAGAAATACATATTATAGAGAAGATTCGCAAATTATCTTCGTATTCACCCCTGCTATCGAAAAGTTTAGTGAATTGATGCAGAAATTTAGTAAGAGATTAGACGCGATTGGATTCAAGGTTATAACTAAATATACCACCAATAGACATTCTTCATACGTTAATGGTAGTGAATATGTTGTACATGAATGTGAAATATATGTTAAGAAGAAATAATATCAAATATTATCCTTATCTTTACAAAAATTCATAATATGACAATATATAAATGTTTTACTACATTGCTTTACAGTTGGGGTTCTGATACACCCCCAGAAGCAACTTGGGCAGCTAATGACTTTTTAAAACTGCTTAGTGCAACACACAAAGAGTTAATTGGATTAGAGTTTAAAGAGTCATACTCTGATGCTGATTGTGAAGAACATAACGAAGCTATACTAAACATTTTAAAAAGCTTAAACTAAAAAAGTCCCGAAAGGGACTTTTTTTTGCCTACTCGTAAAAATATCGTATATTTGTTAATATTTCTATATATGAAATATAAAAAGGGAACAAGAATGTTTTGGAAAAAAGACTGCACCCCCGCATACATGAAACTTGATGATGAAGATTTTGGATGGTGGGTCGCACTTGATAGTAATTACCTTGTTGAAGTTAAAGAAGGCAATAAAGTTGTTGGGCATGATCTCAAGCCTGAATCCGATAAACCACTCTATGATAGAAATGGTAGACTGAATAGATACGGTTGGAGATGGACTGACGAGCAAGTATGGGACTACTATAAAGATTTGATGTTTTTTAAACAACCTGTATAATGTATGATTTATTTGTGGTTCTGCTATTATATGCAATGCCAACTTTTCTACTTTGTATAAGACTATTGGAATATAGCCTACGAAATGGTTCGCCTAAGTTTGCATATGATATTAAGTTTAGATCTAAGCGGTTAAACAAGCATAAGATTTTGAAATACTTTTTAGTAGTTCAAGGATTCTATATACTATTCTATTTCAGCGGTAGCACTAGACTAATATACACATTAACGATACCCTTATGGACAATATATCTGTTAACTGTGTTGTATTTCACTCCACACTACTACAGTAACGAATATAATTCACAACTGAGAGAAGAAATAGATACACCAGAGTATAAGGATTTTATCAAATCCTATGAGAGAGATCAAAAGATTAAAAAGCTATTAAAATGATTGCATCAATTCTTATAATATTACTATTTATACCATTATCATTTTATATACAACTTGATAATATAAAGAGATATGCCTATATCTATGAGAATAGACATTCACTGGGTATTTACGCACACTCCGGTGATGTAGTTCATGATGTTAAGACATGTACTCGATTAGAGACTGATAAATTTAGTATCATTGTGGATGGAATAGTTGATAATTATTATATGTGGGGTATTAGTAAAATTACATATATTGATACTAGTTCTAGCGCGTATCCTTTTGATGTACTATTGAAGAAATTCTCTTACAGTTTATCAGCCGATATATATTTCCCCATACAATATTATTATCAACGTAGGATACAACATGTTATCTATGAGAAAATATTATATGAGAAGTCGGATCCAGCTAAAAGAAAAGCTATGGATAGAGAAAAACAATTGGAAAAATTAGGAATTTAAAAATATAAATATGGGATGTTGGAACGGAACTTGTATGATATCGAATTTACCGATAATCGCAGGTGATAAAATAAAGTTAGTATTTCTACAAGCAGGGTTTAATAAACAAAGTATTTTGGGTCAATCAGGATATGTTTATTCAACTGGGTTATTGTCACCCGCTTTCTTAGCAATTAGTGGGAAGTATGACGACTACGGTAGTATTGAAGATGTTGATGAGGATTGGAATTATAAAGTAATAGAATCAACCTTAAAAGAAAAATTTGGTAATGTAATCATTACAGATGACGAGGAGTTTAAAGATTGGGGACTACTTGATTTAATAAGAGGAATTGAGCGAGCTGGCTCATTTAGGAATCAACCACAGTATTACGACTTATCTAAGACAGCATGCACTGACAAGGGAAAAGTACCGGATATGAATTCGGAGAAGAAGGATTGTGACCTCTCGTGGGTTATGATACGACAAGATGTTTGGGATATGTGCGTCGACTTACAATCAAAGTCTTTGGACTATTGGAATATTAAGAGAGGTGAAGATAAAACATTACCTTACTATATAAGTGGATCAGACTTTGGTGATAGAACATTCGATGCCTTCATTCAAAAGATTAAAAAAGTATTCACTGATCCAGTCGAGCAAATGCGACATGAGCTTATGAGTGATTTGGGAATTGATCATATATTTGGAAGTCACGGTAGAGATTCTAAGCTTTTAATGTTTGACTACAAATCTCTTTGTAAGAAGAATAGGGATGATGATGAATTTCTTGGGGATATTAAGAAGAAATGGTTTGAACAAATAATGATTGAGGACTGTATTAGCAATCTAAGAAAGGGTTGGGTTATTCAACCTGGTGGTGGATCACAAGCACAAGATTGGGAATTATATAAGAAGTTCAATATTGGTTTAAATTCTATCTGTGATATAAAACTCGAAGAATACTAATGAGTCAGTTCTTAGTCTGTATAAGCAATGAGACACTTTCTATGTCATTGACAATCGGAAAAGTTTATGAAGTGGTTGGTGATATTGAATGGGAAGATGAATATAAAACTATCTATATTGAATTTAATGGACATACTGTTTGGTTTCCAAAAAGTAGTTTTATAACTTTAGAAGAATTCAGAGATATAAAGATTAAAATATTGTTAGACTAATGGAAAATATTAACACAGCATTGTGGTGGTTAGGTGGAATAACACTATTAATTGGTGGTATTTGGTTGGCATATAACATTGGTGATGAAATGGATAAGGAGAATGATGAGATGGAGAAGTGGAGAAAAGAAAGAGATTCTAGACCCTATCAGTGTAAAGAATCTAGTGATGATTGTTATGAGTCAAGAAAAAGAGACGGCTACTATGATGTTAACACTTCAGATATGTAATTATGAGAAAGTATAAATGGTATAGGGAATGGCGAGGAGGTATTTGGTATTATTATCGCGAAATATTTGATATGGGAAGAAGTGTTGTATTTAGGTGGACTAGAGATAAAATAAGTGGAGATCCGTATGATGGTGGCTTTCTAGGTAACATTATACTAATCGAGATAGAAGACTATACGAGAAATGATAAAATTAAACAGATATTAAAATGAGAGTGGGTATAACGGGTAACATAGGGTCAGGTAAGACGTATGTTTGTAATCTATTCAGTGAGATGTACAATATACCAGTGTTCAACACTGACAATGAAGCTAAGATAATTGTTAATACCGATGAATCGGTTATAAAGCAAATAAAAAATTACTTTGGTGAGTACGCATATTGTGATGGTAAATTGGATTCAATGTACTTATCTAACATTGTTTTTAAAGACAAAGCAAAATTGAATAAGCTGAATAGTATTGTGCATCCAATCGTACTAAAAAAGTTCGAAGACTTTCACAAGGCATCTAATGCAGCTTATGTAATAAAAGAGTCTGCCATAATTGTAGAATGTAAGATAATGGTTGATGTTTTAATAGGTGTAACCGCACCAAAAGAATTAAGACTACAAAGGGCTATTGATAGAGGTGGTACGAAGTATGACATACTAAAACGAATGAAGAACCAAATGTCTGATGGCGCTAAAATGCACTGTTGTGACTATGTTATCATTAATGATGGTAGAGATTTAATAGAACAGATAAAATTTATAAATACATGTATTGCTTAGTTACTTACTTTAGAAAAGATGGTGATGTTGAGATAGACGAGATGAACCTATCATATGAACAAGCATGTGGCAGGTTCACAAAATGTGGTGATATGTCTAATCTAAAGACAAAGGGGTATGCAATTATCCGCGAAGACTTCATGAACGATATGGTGACCGCCGTATTCGATGTTGATTTTGAAAAAACTGATATGTCTGTCGGTATATTTGCACTGGTTAAGAGTAGGTTACGTGATGATAAGATCAATAAAATCTTAGAACCAGAAGATAGGTCTTGGTTAGACTGGTTAAAAAAATTTAAACTATAAATGTATTGTATAATAAAAAGGTTACATGGAAAGAAGATTAACTACTTTGACTATACAATCATAGTCAAGGATATTATGATAAATCCAAATAATTATACATTTGAATTTACTGATAATATGAACGAATTTGCGGAAAATCATTCAGACCCTGCAGTATTATATGACCTTAACCTTTGGTTCGGGTTCTACTTTGATTATGCTGATAGGGCACTCATTATCAATATTGATGTGGTTGGACCGGATCATGCAGAAGAAATATCAGAGGAAATGAAGAACTTTTTACTCTCAGTGATGAGAGATATAAATATCAAAAAGATTTTAAAATGATAAAAATTTTAATTATAATACTAATGCTAACACTTATGATCCTATTACTGGAGCTACTGGAATTCACTTTGAGCTTCAAATCCTACCGAAGTTGTAAAGAAACCTACAATTTTCTTAAAAATGAATCTTATTGCACAACACTTGATGATAAGAATCCGAGTGAATCAGCAATATTCTACTTTGTTCGTAAGTCTTTATATGTTAAAGGTAAATGGGATTATGATAAAAGAGATGAGGTAGTAATCTTCTTAGAAGCAACCGCCTTCTCAAAGAGAGTTAGTTGGATTAGCAAATGTAGATCAGTTCGCATGTTAAATGGTGAGTATCTATTCAGCCCATTTTTATTAGGATGTTATACCCGATATTGGTGTCGTAAATTTAACAAATTTTTTGAAGAGTTTAGAATGCAGAATGCCGCATCCTTCTATGAGAAGGATGAGTTAAGAGATATCAAAATCAGTAAAATATTGGGTTAATTCCTTATATTTGTAGTATGAAAAGAATAATCTTAGCTTTATTAATATTAATAGGATTTACAGCCTATTCACAAGATACTACATTTATCTACTCAAAAAACTGGAAACATAGTGGCATGGGCTCAATTGCCTATACCTATCTTAATGTGAATGATGTTGAACAACATATTATCAACACAGTTTTATTTCACGACAATAGCTATAAACACTTTGATATATCAAACCAGATTAAATATACTGCACTAATAAAGAGCGGTTCGCCAGTTACGAATGATGTTATCTACCGACTACAACCAAGATTAGTTTATAAGAAGTTCACCGTTTTTAATTATACACAACTATCATATTTATGGTCTCGTAGAGTTAATTATAGAATTGAAGAAGGAATAGGTGCCGGAATGTTTATCTACAAAGGAAGTAAATTCAAAGCTACCTTATCTGATGCAGTGTTATACACAAAGACCGAGTATAATAAGGATTCTACTATAAATAGAGAATTTATAAGAAGTAGTACTCGTCTGCAATTAATGGGTGAATTAAGTAATATTAAATATTTCATTGAAATGTATTATCAACCAGCTTTAGGTGATATTAGTAACTATAATTATAGTTATAATGCAAAGCTATCATATATGATGGATAAGAAGGTATCACTCAATATAGCTCTTGTTAAAAGCTATGAGTCTTACGCATTCGCAAACACTAAGAATATTAACACAAACTTCTCTGTTGGTATAGGTTATACCTATTAACCTTTAAAAAAGAGGAAATACTTTTTTATATATATAGTATATGAATAAATTTACAGAACTGAAAGAAGTATCATTGGGAATCTGTCCATTAGATAGTGAGTTAATTTTTATTAATGAGTCTAATCATCAAGTGGGTAGCCTACTTCTATGCTATAGTTCGGATAATACTGCTAATATATTTAGTGTTACTGTTCTAGAAAAGTATAGAGGTAAAAAATATGGTAAGAAATTAATTGAGTTTGCAATTGAAAAGGCTAAATCAAAAGGACTTGATGAGATCGGGTTGTCAACTGAAGTCGAAAATACAGTAGCTAATAATCTATATAAATCATTTGGATTTAAATTAAATGGTGTAAAAGATGAATATAATAACTATTCATTGAGGCTAAAATAACTATTCATTGAGGCTAAAATAACTATCTAAAACCTTTTCAATACATTCTCTATAACTTATTCTTATTAATTTAATATCATTATCAATACAATATTGATTCTTGATGTTATCATTTATTTTAGTTTTCTCAAGACCCTCTTCACCACCAAACCTTTGTACTGGTTCAAAGTGTTGTCTACCATCAAATTCTATAATCAGATTTTTATCATATAGATAGAAATCAAATGGTAAAAATCTTTCATTTTTACAACCATCAAATACCTATACTATATATTAAAATAAATAAATGATTTTTATACAAATAAACTTATTCGGTAATCATATATTATCCCGGTGAATCAGAAATGGTAATGAAGCCAACGAAAAGAGAAGAGTATCAATTAGATTTGAACAAAATCTGGGAATTAGACGAATCTAAAAGAGATACCGTCCTACAACTAATTAAGTTGCTAGCAAGCAATGGTGATTATGAAAATAGAGAGATAATTAAGAATACTCTAAGAAACTATGGTATTATAATTACAAAGCGAGAAGATAGTTTAAATAAACTATTATAAGAAATCAACCCATCAATTTTAATGATGGGTTTTTTTATATATACAATATGAAGTATATAAAACTATTTGAAGATATTGATAACCCACTAGAAGATGCCTGGGGCATTGAAAAACTAGATATCGAAGACTCCTTTATGGACATCATCGATATGATGTATAATATCAAAATAACGTATCTTTATTTTCCTATTATACACAATAACGTTAGTATAATGCCAATAATACCACTTAGATATTATCCAGAAAGATACAAAGGAAGTGGAAAAGAATTTCAAAGTGGAAAAAAGTCTATTGAAGTAATAATATCAATAAAAGATGAGAATAATGATACCTATCACAGAGACGCACTTGAAAATATTGATATATACACCGCTGAAAGAAGAATGAAGTCATTTGGGTATAAGATAGAGTCTCAAAAGTTTTATAAATCAAGAACCAGTCTAATTAATTCTACTAACCTAAAAATAAACTTTGAAAAAATATGAAGTATATAAAACTATTTGAAGATGTTACAAAAGATGTCAGTGAAGAAGAAGTATTAAGACTTGCTTTCATTTCTTTTATCGACTTTAATTGGCATCCTAAGCTCGCTGATGAGAGAGGTAGAATAACTAGTTTCTTTAATAAGATTAAACCAGACTTTCTTTCTAGTAGGATTAATAAAGCTAAAGGCATATTCAAGCTGAATGATGATTCTAAAATAGTTGCTGACTACATAAATAATAATGGTTTGAAGGATTCTTTCTTTGATTTATATAGAGAATCAATTGTATTTATGTCAGGCTTCCCTGATATATTAGATTTGTATGATATTGTTATTGACTTATTGGATAGATATCCAGAGGAAACATCTCTTGATATATCAATAAATGATGATGAAATGGAGTTCGAGATTGAATTGGATGTAAATGAGGATAGTGATATGGAAGATGATGGTTCTAAATTCTATGCCGTAATGGGCGATGACTACTTTAACAATATAGAAAAGAAGATAAGCAAACTAGATGGTAATCGCGTAGATAGATCTGATAATTATAATGATGGTTTCTTCACATCATTAACAATTAAATATACTATATACCAAAAAAAATAAACCTAAGGTTTATTTTTTTGGTTTATTTGTTTTCTTTTTCTTTGTCTTAGGTTCCGTCGCCACCTTTGGTTCTTCGATAACTGGTGTTTCAACCTTTGGCTCTTCGACCATTGGTTCAATAACTGGACTTTCTAAAGAAGATAGGAACAAGGACCCTTCCTTAGTTTCAACCTTAGTTAAAGGAGCGGTGGTGCATACATCACAAAACAATTCAAGTTTTGGTTCTTCCTTTACACAAGTTCCGGTGCATACATCACAACATTTCTTTTTAAATAAACCTTTTAAAAATTCTAAAATCTTCATAAAATCATTATTTTTAAGTATATATTAAAAATATGTCCTTCCTCAACTTCTTATAAGTGTCCTAATATTGAATTTCATTTTAAAGAATGAATCACTATCAAACTTATTTCTCAGGTATTTACTTTTCTTCTTTCTATTCTCCTCGATGTTATCATTGTACATAGTTCTTTTCCTATCTCTCAGTTCTGATTTTTTATCATCACTTAGGTTATTCCAATATTCAGTTTTTCGCGTTGATACTATTTCCTTATTATTATCTCTATATTCTTTTGATTTCTTTTTGATTTCTTCCTTATTATCTTCTCTATATTTTTTGAAATAGTCATCTCTTGGATTATCTTCGATGTATTCCTTATACCTCTTCTTAAATACCTCTTTATTTTGTTTATAGTATTCCGCCTTATTCGCTTTATTTTGCTTATATATTTGCTTATAACAAAATTTACAGTAGGTAGATTTAACAGTGCCGTCTGGTTTGAGATAGAAATCACTCAATTCTTTAGCTTTTTTACATTTTCTCATACATTGTATATATTAATAATCATTAACACTTATTTAACACTTATATTAGCAATATTTTAACATGTATATTTGGTGGATTTGATACTTAGTAGTATATTTGTATTCAATTAATAACAAACATAAAACTGATTAATATGGCTACTAAGACTAAAGGTAACTTGTTCAATAAAGCAAAAGCTACTGCACCAGCAAAGGAAACTAAGGATAAAGATCAGAAAACACGTATTAAAGTAAGTGATGAGGGTTTCTTTGATAAAATTAAAAAGTTATCAGAATTAACTGAAAACATGAAAAGAGATAAGGCGGAAGCTGATATGATTTCTGATGAAATTAAGGAGATAGGTAAGGTGGAGTGGAGTAAGTTATATGACAAAACTGGTGTTAATCCTGGTTCTGTTATGTTGGAAGCTAAAGAAAACTTAGACTTAGCGCAGGCGATGTACTTACCATCAGATCGTTATATCACTATTAACGAGACAAGAGCTGGTTCTTTAACTGAGAAATTCGGTGATGAAATCGTTGAAGAAAAAACTTCTTTCTCTTTCGATAGTGAAATGGTTGATAAATATGGTGAAATCTTATCTGAATTAATCTATGGTTCTGATGATATCGACGAAGATGATAAAGAAAAAATCATCAAAGCTGTAACTTCTTTCAGCGTTGCTAAGGGTTCTATTGACAAAATGAAGATTTACAGTCAAACTGCTGACTCTGATGTGTTTGATGTGTTTGAAGAAATCAGACCTGTTGTTTCTCTGAGAAACGTAGAAGTTATCAACGGATAATTATAAATTATTT